TACCGATCTAAGAGTACACGTTGGTCGTTTAACTGCACATTGAAAGGTAATTTATGACTGCAAACAAATGGTTTTCTTTATATGTCGTAGGCTCAGTCGCAGTAATGTGGATGATTTATACGATGGTACATGATGTTAAAGCCGACCAGGTTTTACTGGAGTACCAGGTAGGTAAACTCCAAGAGATACTTAATGTTCATACAGAAAAACTGGAATTGCTGGTTGCTTCAAGTTATGAACTTCACACGAAAGTTGACACAATAATGAAAGGGAACAAATGATTGGTCTATTAGCCCCTTTAATTGGGGGTACTGTAAAAACGATGTGTATGTCAATGCTTTCAGAAAAGCTATTGCAACAGGTAATATTGATACTTTTGAGGCGGCTCGTAGAATCCACGAAGAACGAGGTAGACGATAAGATTCTTGCTGCTTATGAAAAGAGTATCAATGGGTAGAAATAGCACCAAAAAGGTACTATATACACTCGTAGACAATTCGGGAAAATTATCATTGTGGGGATTGCTATGCACATAACAAAGAATTTCACCACAAATGAAATGGCCTGTGGTTGCTGTGGTAAGGCAGACATGGATGAAGAGTTTATGAGGGTGCTACAGTCTATAAGAGATGAGATGCAAAGACCCCTGAAGATAACGTCAGGGTTCAGATGCCAGAAACATAATTTGAAAGTAAGTTCAACTGGCAAGAATGGGCCACATACATTTGCCAAGGCAGCAGATATATTAATCTCTGGTGCAGATGCAATGAGGCTTTTTGCGGTTGCACAAAAACATGGAGTAAGTGGGGTAGGCATGAGTCAAAGAGGTGATCATGCAAAGCGGTTTGTTCACCTGGATATACTATCCCCAGATGAAGGACCAAGACCAACTGTATGGACTTATTGAAATGGAAATACTGCTTGAGCTTGAGTGTGGCTTGGATGTTGACTTTGAGCCTGATTGGATGCCAGCAACACAAGCCGATTACTCCAAAGTACGATGGCAACTTTCCGACCAGTCAGATCAGAAGTCTTTGGATGGTATGCTCCGTAAGCTGGAGGCACAAGAACCCTTTTATGCCTCAGACGATACTATGGCATGTATGCGACTGCTATACGGATACTATCCGTGAGGAGCTAACCCCGGAAGAAGTGGGTGGTCAGGAGAAGATAACGAGGATTGATTTAACAAAGGTGCTGACAGAAAAATGCAACACAAAGATACCACCTGTGAATCCTACATAGAAGAATACGAAACAATACAGGTCACAAAGCACATGTCTATCAGGCAGAAAAAAAGTGACCAGCAGAATATCCGTGAGATTATTGCAAAACATCCATACAAGAAGTGGGAAGATATACTAGATAATGCCTCTACTACCGATTGATATTCCACCGGGTTTTTATAAGAATGCCACCCAGTATCAAGCTAAGAACCGTTGGTATGACGGGAATTTAGTCAGGTTCTCTGAGGGCCGTTTGAGGCCCATAGGGGGATGGCAGAGACTTGCACCTACCCAGATCAAGAAGAAACAGGGTGTCAAGTCATTAAAGATAACTACTGCTGGCACAGGTTATTCAGGTAATGGTACTCTCTCAGCAACAGGAGGAGGAGGTTCAGGTTTTGCTGGCACGTACACTGTGGTAAATGGTGCCATAGCAACAGTTTATGTCACCAGTGGTGGTTCAGGATATACTTCTGTGCCTACCATTGCTCTTTCTGGCAGTACAAGTGGCACGGCAGCAGTTATTACTGCTGAAGTATTTACAGATGAAGTTGACCCCATTCGTGGTCTACATTCTTGGAGATTGTCAAACGGTGCCAGATACCTTGTTGTTGGTTCTGTGCAGTCTTTAAGAATCTGGGACGGTTCACAGGTGGCAGGGGCCAATGCTCCCCTGTATGATGTGACACCCACAGGAGCTAGTGTCCCTGCTGCAAATATTGATTTTGAGAGTCAGCAGGATTTCCTTATTTCCGGTTTGGGTTACGGTGCTCTGGAGTATGGAGGTGATAGGAACCTAGATGGCAGTGGTGGCACGGCAAATGGTGGGGATGTATATGGGACCCCAAGGTTTCCTGCCGTTGATCCTGACGTGAAGGATGCAGATGCATGGAGAGATAATTTTGTTCCCACGTGGCAAATGGATAACTTTGGGGATGACTTAGTGGCATGCCATACTGGGGAGGGTAGTATTTGGTTTGTGGACACATCAGGACTTTCATTTAACAATGCAACCCAGACTGCCACGAATGCAACATTATTATCGGCTGAATCGGGAGCATCAGGAGTTCCAACAGATAATGTTGGTGTCCTTGTTACTCCAGAGAGACATATAATGTGCATTGGAGCAGGAGGTAACAGTAGGAAGATTGCTTGGTCACATGCAGAGAGTTTTAACTTTACTCCTGCTGTTGACAATACTGCCGGGGATATAGAAATACAGACTAAGGGAAGGATAATAGGTGGTTTCAAAACCCGTTATGGAGTGCTCATATTCTTCACAGATTCAGTCTGGAAAACCAACTATTTAGGACCACCTTACGTGTATGGTATAGAACGTCTTGCAGAGGGTGGTGGTTGCCTTGGAATTAAGTCTGTAGCTGGAAGTGCCGACTTTGTGGCTTGGATGTCACAGGGACGATTCTGGAGTTATACAGGGGGGTATATAAAAGAGTTAAAGTGTGATGTGGCAGACTATGTATTCAGTGACATTAATACTGACCTTGAGGGGTTAATTTCAGGAGGTCATAATGCAGAATTTGGTGAGATTGTGTGGTTTTATCCAAAGGAAGGAGACAGTACCCCCACTAGGTATGTAACATATAGTTACCGTGAACAGCACTGGACTACTGGAGAGTTACACAGATCAGCATGGGAGAGCAGTGATTCACTGGGCTATCCTGTAGCTGCTGGAGTGGATGGTTATTTATACAGGCATGAACTTGATCCTGACACACAATCCACACCTATCTTGAGGGAGCAGACTGTGACTGCACCTGCTGATGTTGAAGCCTTATCGTCACTTACAACTAGGGTAATTGCCAAAGGTGTTGATACCGACCTTCATCCAAATGTAAGCAGTGAAGCCCATTTATGCTATGCAGAGACTGGTGCCATAGAAGTTGGAGGTGGTAATAAGATGATGAATATTACCCAGATTATAACAGATACAGATGCTGGCAGCAAAGGACTCCGTATGAAGGTGACAGTGGCAAATACTCCAGATGACAGCACCCCATTGGTGAAGGGGCCTTATGATTTAGAAACAGATGGATACACAGACACAAGGTTTACTGGCAGGCAGTCACTTTTAAGGATTGAATCACCTTTTGACCAAGAGTGGAGATTTGGGGAGATTAGGTTCGACGGGAATGCAGCAGGTTCACGGTGAAAACACAGAAACCTTTACCTAATCCCCCACCTGAATATGACAGGGTGTACATGACTGACCTTGCCTCACTGGTTATAGATGAGGAGAGTGTTACAATGAAAACAAACAGGGATTCAGTGATTGATACAGGTTCAATTATTTTAAAAGACACAAGCAATAGCAACTGGTACAAGCTCAAAGTTACAGGTGGCACCTTGGGTGTAACTCTGGTAACGGAAGATGCTCAGGGCAAGCCAGTAACATCAACAAATCCGTACACATAAGGTAGATATGCCAATGACACAACAACAAGCAGCACGAGTATTAAGACGGAATGCACCAAGGGGAGAATTCCCTGCTTTTATAAATCCACAAGAAGCAGCAGTTCTCAAGGCAATGGGAGGTGCTGGCAAGAAAACTAAATCCGGCCTCAGAAGCTACTTCCTTACTGGGTTGCTTGGAGGAGGAGGAGGAGGACAGCAACAAACTACCACTTCACAGGTTGAGCTAGACCCAGAAGTTAGAGAGATGAGGCAAAGGACTTTTGATGCTGCAACTGCTGCTGCTGCAAAGCCACATGAAAAGTTTGAGGGGCAGAGATTTGCTAAAGCAGGAGAAGATACCTTAGCTGCACGGGATCAGGTACGTGGCATGCAAGGTCGGGGTCAGGAAGCATTCGGTCAGGCAGCAGGAGTTGGGCAACAGGTTTCCGGCTACAATGCTCAGGACGTTGGTAAACAATCTTTCCTGCAAGGACCTAAAATACAGGACTACATGGGAGATCAGACAACGGCAGTTATGGATGCTATGGGGAGAAGAGGTAGGCAGAACATACGTCAAAGCCTCAACGAACTTGGTGCAGGAGAAAATCGAGCATTAGGTGGTTCTTTCGGGTCAAGGGGTGAGCTAATGAAAGGTACTGCAATAGCTGAAGGTGAGCAGAATATAATGGATGCACAGACTAAGTATTTAGATAAAGCATTTGCAGATGCTGCTGCCAGAAAACAAGCAGACATGAGTATGGATCAGCAACGTCAACTGGCAGGTGCAGATAGAGATTTA